TCGTTACCAGTTTTTCCGTCAAAATATATTAAATCTGGCGCTGAAGAATATCCTCTACCTCCAGAAGTTATCGTAATACTTTCAATTTTAGCAAAAGAATCAACATTAATGATTTGTGGTAAAGAAGCACTTGGTTTTAAAGTTTTATCTGTTGGAAAATCAAATCCAATATCATTAATTTTTACCTTTTCAATAGTACCAATACTATCACTAACAGATATAAGGTCTCCTTTTTCTCCATCAATAGTATTAATAGAAACTATTGAAGGTAAAGTGGTGTAATTTTTTCCAGAACTAGTAACTTCTACTGTAGATATTGGGCCACTAGTGTGAGTACAATCTGTAGTATAAGTGATAACTGATGAAGAAGATGTGTAAGAATCTGCTTCAGGAACTTCACTTAATTCAAATGTAAAGAAATTAGTTCCTGCAATTGAAATTCTTCTATTACCATTATAAACACTATTTTTGGCTAAGATGGAATTATAATTTAGAACTTCTAGATCTGTTATTATTTCTGTTTTTTCTATAGGTATGTTATTATCAATAATTGGATCTAATTTATAATACAATCTTTCTGGTGTAGTTTGCCCAATAGAAACTAGTACTTTAGCATCTGATGATATCCCTGTAGATCCTGACCTAGAAACACTAAAGTTTTTAGATGACCCGTCAGTTTCCCAAAGATTTGTATAACTATCGTTAGTGTAAAAATTAAGTTTAAATGCCGAATATTGTGTAGACTGCTGAAAAAATGCTAAACTAGAATCTGATATATCAAATTCCACTGTTGAACTTCTATAAGCTTTGATAGCAGGATTGATAAGTCCAAATTCGCCAAATGATGTACTAGAAATTCCAACTACACTTGGTGTTAAGTTGGTTGATTCGTAATAAGTGTTTGATAATTTAACATTGTTATTATCAACTTTTACAATATAATAAATTTTATCATTCTCTAACCCTTCACATGGCGTAGAAGATGAGTGAATTACTTTATCACCACTTTCATATCCATGATTTAATATATTAATTGTATTAGTTGTACTATTAACACCAATAGCACTAAATGTTTCTATACCAACTAAAGTTCTTCTGTGTGTATTATTGTACTTTACAACATATGTTGTCGCAAATGATGGATTAACATCTATGATAACTTCATGTCCTGCATGAATTTCATGATTCACATCAGTCGTTACAGTTACAGTTCTTTTTGAAACGTTTCCGGAAATATTATCATAGTTTGTTGTAAAACTATGATTAGATTCACTACCAATACCAGTGAAAAATAATGTTTTTGAAGTATTACCCACACCATCAAACCCACCAGTTGATCCCAAACCAACTCTTTGAGTTGCAATTCCAATTAAATCGTTAGAGATTCTAGCAACAAACAATTGTTGATTTTCTGCTAATGTTGCCGCAACTCCAATATTTTGATATTCATTATAAACTATACCACTACCACCATTTGAGGAATATGTTAGTATATCACCAGTCTGTAAGTTATGATTTCTTATGTAAAGAGATTTAATAGGAACTGCTAGAGAACTTGATCCAAAAGTTGTTCCAAGACCAACAGTGTTTAATCCAAAAGAACTAAATTGTAATACTGATCCAATTCCAACAGCTGTTGTACCAAGACCTACAGTTTCTGATGGTTTAAAATATATTTCTTTATTTCTTTTAAATTCATATTTTGTTTTAAATCCAGAGTTAATAGTAAATCTTCTTGAATCTTCTATTAACAAACTTCCAACAGTATGAATTCCGCCAGTAGTTCCATCTACAGATCTTAAAACTTTAAATCTAGAATTTTTTGTGTCTATATTTAAAACTTTTACTCTCTCTGTTCCAATGCCCAAAATATCATTAGGTACAATATTTGATCCAGTTAAATTTGAAGATACATTAAAGAATGTTACCAATCCAGTAATACTTGTGTTACCAACAGCAACCCCTGTAGTCCCTAATCCAACTAATGCAAATCTCTCACTAGACACACCGATTGTATAAAATCCTTCGATTTTTGATGATGTAGTAGAAATACCATTAACATCAACAATATCTAATGCATTAAAATTATGCGGTGATGTAGATTCCACAACATAAGTTCCTTTCTTTTTCGAAGGAATTAATTCCACATTAGACAATTCGGTTATAGATGCACTAATACTATTAACATCTCTACCTTTTAATCTAGAAATTTTTCCTGCAGCACCATATCCAGTATTATCTGAGTCTGAAAAATTTAAAGTGTCTCCAACTTTATAATTATCTCCAGAACTTTTTACATCTACTCTAGAAACTTTTCCTCTAGATGTAGATACAATTTTTCCTGTTTGGGATAAATTATTTGGAGAATATATGTAAGGGTAATCAACTCCATCCTCTCTTAAATTATACGAAATTGTATTTCTGCACCAATTATTATCTTCAATGTCATAATCATCTTGGTTTGATGATTTTTTGAAATTAAATTCATTAGGAGTTGAATAATATTTGTCACCTAAAGTATATGGAAAGACTGGAAGTTTAAAATTTTCAAATACTCCAGAAGACTCTACAGAATCTGGATTAACTGTTGCAAAATATGCATATGTTCCATTTGGATAATCTGGTGTTATACAAAATCTTCCATTATTTCTGTCAAGATACTTATCATCATCATTTTCATAATAAGTAAAATCTTCAACAAAAAATCCTAATGGGAAAACTGATACCGGTGGACCACCTATACGTGAAGTATTAAGTTTGTAACTCGAATTCATGAGGGTTACTACTCCCCCATTTTTATTTGAATATCCATATGGACCATAAATTGGATTTCCATCATAAGCCCAACCAATAATAGGTGAGTGATCTGTAAATACTGTTTCTTGAGAGTTTACCAGTTTCAAATCCAATTTTCCATAAAGAGTTTCTCCTAACTCGTTAATGGAATAAACCATTTGTCTCAATGCTCTAGGAGGATATAATGAGTAACACTGCAATCCAAAATTTTCATTCAAAGAATTTCTAATAATTACATCATCCGATCCAATTAAATTATTGTTATATAATTTTTCAAATAAATTAACTCTCCAAGTTTGTAATCTAGGAACGAATTGAAAATCTCTTTCCGTTGCAATTATTTCAATGTCAACTTCTCCAGAAACATATCCAAGTCCAGGTTCGATAACCTTTACTTCACGTAGCATTCCATTTTCAATTATTGGAGTCAAAATACAACCAACTCCAGAAGAAGAAATTATATCAATATCTGGAATAGATGTATAATTTGATCCAACATTATTTACAATTACTTCAACGATTCTTCCATCAGCGGAAACTACTGGTTTCGCTTGAGCATTTTTTCCAGAAATAACCGATACATTGGGTGGTTTTTTGAAATTAATAATCTCATTAGTTCCATACCCAGATCCTTTATCGGATAAGTGTACTGATGTCAGTTCTCCCCTGAAAATTGGTTGAACCTGGACTTCATATGCACTAGATTCAATTCCAGTAACAGTTTCTATACCAACAGGACCTTTAATTGATACTGAGATTGGAGTGTAATTGAAGTGGTGTGTTCCGCTACCAGAAGAATTAAAATCTATATATTGTCTAGTCTCATAAAAGAAAGTTTCATTTCCTACAGAACCAATTTCAGATAATTTGAAATTATTATTATCAACTACTGTGATGTAGTAATTATTTGTATCATTTAATCCACCAATATTTGTAGTTCCAGAAAAATATTGTAATATCTCTCCTGATTTATAATCATGATTTTCTATACTAATACTATTAGAGGAAGTATTAATTCCTGATGAAGTAACAGATCTTTTTTTATTTTGATATCCAGATCCAGTATTAACAATGTTAATAGAATCTACAACTGCTTTTTTAGAAGAACATTCAAGTGTATGTTTTCCTATACCATTAAAAGATAAGGTAACTGTATTAATACCACTAATGGCCTCTCCAACAGTATTGTGGAGTTTAATTGTAGTAGCATCAATAACTTCTGCAAAATATGTTGCATCAGTAGAAAGTCCACCAACTACTTTTTGAGAATTTGGTTTATAAACTAACTGTTCTCCATTTCTAAACTTATGATAAGTAGAAAATCCAATAGTAGAAAGAGTAACTCCTAAACCAACTCTATTCGATTGAGGATCAGAGAAAAATTCTTGAGAATGTGAAATTAATTTTAGATTAACTAGTGCATTAGCATCTTTACCATTGCCACCAGTTATTGTGACAACAGGAACTTCTGTAAAATCAAATCCTCTATCAATAATTCTAAGTTCTCTTAAACTTCCATTGATCGCAAGAAATCCTGTTGCATCAGTTCCAACCGGATCTGTTATAGTTAGTTCTGGTGGATTAATTACGTCAAAGTCAATTCCAGGTGAAGATACTTTAACTTCTTCTAGTCTTCCTGTGTGAATTATATCCCTTGATTTATAATTTAAAATTTCAACTCCATTAACCAAAATTCCAGTAGAACCTGGTTTGGTTTTTACTTCAACATCACTATTAATTGGAGTAGCAATTTCTCTATAGAGTTTTTGGGGCTCGGTATTTTTATTCTTTGTTTCAGATTTTTCTAAAATGTTATCTTTAACAGTAGTACTTTCTATAACTATAAATTTTGAGGTATATAAGTTAGCTAAAGACCTTGCCAATTTTATCTTATCATGATCCACTCTGAAGATATAATATATTCCCTCACCACCAGTATCTCCACCAAATAATGAAGACAAAATTGTAGTTTCTTCTGCAGTTTCTCCATCACCAATCTCAACTGTACTCGTAATTTTTTGTGGAGTATATGCTACAGATTCTCCACTATAATATCCATGATTTGATATCTCTAAGGTGTCTCCTACAAATGAACCACTAAAAGTTTTTATTGGTTTATTTGCAACAATTGGTTTTTCTTTATAAGAAGGTAAAGAGTTTGATGCAACTAAAATTGAATCTCCATATTGCTTTTTATAAACATTTTGAATGTTTGCATGAAATTTATTAATTTGGGGGAAAAATGTAGATGTTACTTTTCTTATACTTCGTTGTGCATAGTATTCTACACCAGCATTGAGAGTACCAGAAGTTTTAATCGTTATAATTCTAGAAGAAAGGATATCAGAAACTTCTGCATTATAAATTTCAGCACCTGATGCTGAAACAATAACCAGATTATCACCAAGTAGTAAATAATTATCTTTATTGAAAGTTAATTTGTATGTTTTTGGTGAAACATTTCCAATTAATTCAATATTTGCAATTAGATATTTTACTGGGTTATTATATAACCAATTTTTAAACTTAAATGAATTTTCTTCAACACCAAGAGTTTTTATATTAAAACTATCTCCAGGTTTATAGTCATATATTCCATCCTGTTTTGAAAATCCAGATAGAACTGAAGAGAGACGAACTACAATTGATGAACCATTTTCGTCTGGTTTGACTGAAGCAAAATCTTCTGTACTTAAGGTATCTCCATCAATTAAAGTTTCAGTGACATTACTACAGTCTAAGAACTGAGTTATTGTTTTTGATGTATAGGATACGATACCAGATTGGTTAGCAACTCCTGTGGGATAATCTACATAGAGAGTTCCAGAGTTTGGAAATCCAATTGTCGAGTCAACATCAATAAATGTTGATCCAGAAGAAACATTTCCAATTATATGAGTTTTTGGTGCAACTTTAAATTCGCCTGAGGTAGATCCAAGAACACTGGCATTTCTATTATATCCACCATCATATGAAAGTTTAAAGAAATTTTTTCCAATCCCAGTATTAATTTTTTCTACATCATATATTGAAGTGTATGTTTTATCATTATCTCCTTGAAATATAGTCCTACTATCCAGTTCTGAAGGATTACCAATAATTGGTTCAACTAAAAAATTAGAAGTAACTAAATTTCTAGCATTTGATGGTGTAAATAAAGATTCTCTAGGCTTTACAATTTCAACATTTACTCCATAAAGAGCATTAAAAAGAATCTTATAGGACTCATCTGTTCCTTTACTTGTATAAAAATCCTTTGACTGCTTTATGAATAAATTTTGATTGATATTAGAGGCTAATGGTCTCTCAGATAATCCAGGTAAAAATTGAAGTTTTGCTTTATTTAAAAATTCTTTTAAAAATAAACAACTTAAATTTTGTATAGTATCACCATCTGCATGTTCTTCTGCCAATGTAGAACTAAAAACAAGTTCTCCTGAATTGGAATCCGAATTATATGAAGTTACACCATTAAATCCTCTAATACAACCAGTAAAAGAAGATATTGTTTTTCCAGTATATGTTATTACTTCATCACCTATTTTTAGAAGTCCATAAGAACTAGGAAAATCTGTAGTTCCTTTTGGAGAATCTGAAAGATTTATATTAATTGTTGTTGAATATTCATCAGTATCACCACTCAAGATTACTTCATGATCTATTGAAGTTTGTTCATCCAGTTTTACATATTGATCAATATTTTGAATTAAATCAATAGGACCACTTTTATATTCTTGTCCAATATAATATTGCTTTAAAAATTCAGAGATAAGGGGGAACTCATTCTCAACATATGTTGGGAGTTGATTCTTAACGATGTTGCTAAACTTGATTCTTGTTTCTGACATTTTTTTTGTATATCTCTAAATTAGTAACCGCTGCCAGCACCCGAAGGCGTTGATCCACCAGAAGTACCAGAAGTTGAAGTTGTTCCGGTAAAAGAATTATTAGTGGTAGTAATATCTGCAGTAGTAACTACAGTAGGTGCAACATTTTCTGGTCCACCAACACGAACCAAATTACCTTCTGCATAAGAAGAAGATACAATGTAACTTGATGCTGATGGATCTAGTCCTGATGCGATTTCGTCTGACACCATTTCAAATGTACTGTTACTAGTATCTAGTTGCAAATAAAGGTCCTGTAATCCGACAACATCATTTGACAATGGAGTTGCTTGAATTTCAATAATTTGTTGACCATCTTTTTCCATACCAGCAGTAATATTAACTGCATTGATGGTTATTATCCCATTTATATAATCAATAGTTCCTACATTAGATCTTACAATAGATGGATTTTGAGATCCTACATTTGGAAGACTGAAGAAGAACAATGAACCAGTTGTTCCTTCCGAGTTTGGAATATCTCCAAGATATAGATTTTCAGTAAATCCAAAAATTCTAAATGCAGAAGATTTTATATTATATCCAGAATTATTTGCAATATGAAATTGATTTCCAAATCCAATTTGATATTCTGCAAGTGTACTGGGTACAACTCTCAAATCTCTTCTCATCTTCATAACAGTAATGTTTGATGTTACTGATGGATGACTATCATCAATAATTTTCAAAAATTTACTATATTTAAACCGAGCACCATACTTATTTAATTCAGTAGAATTTGCATACTTAGACGCATTATTAGAAACTATTGAAGAAACATTAGCTGGTGACGGTGCTAAATTTGTGTT